GGGAAAGTGATGTTCATTCCCGCCGAATAACCCGCCGTAGGCGCGGCCTGTTTTGTGGATCAATTACGCAACAAAAGTCATCTGCGGCATCCCTTCCATAACCGACGCCGTGACGGAAATCGTGTCGTGTCCGTCTTCGCCCATTTCTCGGGTAGGCATCGACAGCATGACACGCGCGGTAATCAAGCTCGCTCCGGGGTCGCTGATCTCTATTCGAACACGACCGAACGCGGGAGAGGCGTTGATTCCCGTACTCAACGTGAGGTTCGGAACCAGCCCGGACAGCAGGTAGAAAAGTGCGCCGGTGTAGTTGAATTTCAACTCGAACTGACCACCCTCGCCCCAACCCGGAATCATTTCTTTTGCGCCGCCGGGAGATGTCAAGTGAGTCACATCAACCTTGTCGAAGTCGCCGCCGGTGTAGCTCGCCGACACCAGTTCCGGGACAGGGTTGCATCCCGAGACGATAGTATCCGCGCCGGAACCGGGCGGATCGTAGTTCGCCATGATGTACAGACCCGAACCGTAATTGTGCCGGGTTGTTGAGCGCAAAGACATTAGTAACACTCCTCGTAGTAGATTCGGTAATCGGCGGAAAAGTTAAACCACGGGGTCTCAGTCCCCAGGATCGGCGCGGCATCCTGCGCCCGGAAGCGGATGTTCTCGGCGAACTGAACCCAGACCGGATTGCCCGTATTCACCGGACACGGCCACGATCCCTGAAACTGGTCAAGCCCTCGCGTGGAAGGGTCGGCGTTCATATTCCCGGTGCCATAGATGTTGCCCGCGATATCCGATCCAAGAGCGTGATCTTGAGACCAGATATCCAACTGCATCACTACGATTGCTTCGCCGGTCGCCGTCTTCAAATTCTTGATTCGTCCCCGATAGATTTCGGTGTAGACCGCAAACGGTGTAGTAGTCGCGGGCTCGCTCAACTCCGGGTAAATCTGCCCGTTTAATCTCGACTCGCGGGCATTCACCCAGGCGACGAACGCGGAGAGGAATCGGTTATCCATTACCTTTCTTCCCCGCTTTGCGAACCGCTTGAGTCCATGCGGCGCGGACGATGGATTCACACAGCGAGATATTGCCCTCCCAGGCAGGCCGTAGGAACGGCTGCGGCTTCGCGCCTGCGGTGTGATTCCCGAAAACCGTCGTACCATCCGAGAGAACCTTTTTCCCGCCGCCGGGCGCCCGGGGCGCGGTCCCGAACTCAACAAGGTGCGCGTACTTAACCGGGTTGACGGTGATCTCCCGACCGTTGAACTGAACGACCTTGCGGAACCGTTTCACCGGGGCGCGCTTTCGCTTTCCCGCCGCGAATTCGTCTTGTTGTTTCTGAAATTGCTTCTCGCTCAAATCCTTTCTCGGGCCGACGATCCCGACAATTTTCTTCTCGCCTTTCTTCCCCGCGACTACCTTTCTCCCGAGAGCTTTTCGGAGTGACCCGGTTCGCTTCGGGACGTTGGTTCGTGCGGCGGAAAGGATAACTTTCGTGCAGTCGCCGATAGCCTTCCGCGAAGCCTTGCGAAACAACTTCGGCTCAAGCTCCAATAAAAGAGTCTGGATACCTTCCGCGCCAATGATGCGGGCCTTGATCGGTATTGGCATGGTTCACCCCGCGCCAGTTTTGGGGGCGGCTTCCAGAAGCAAGACAGTCATCCAGTCCGAACTGGTTTCGGACGGCAACGCGACGACGACATTCAACGTTCGGGTAACGCCCTTTCGATCCTGCCAGATCGCGCGCCAATCGTGACCAATTGCATAGGTTCGGGCGCGGCACGTCAGTTGATAGTCATGCTGCGGGACTGGTTGCGCGGCGTAGGTTCTCTGCATTCCGCCAGTCGCGGTAATGTGAACGCGATCTGTCCCGACGGCCGACCACGTTACGACGGGTTGACCAGTCACCCCGGCGGTGCGGGTCGGCTGTTGCCATGTGATTAAGTCTCGCAGTGCGCCCGCGTTCGTGTTGGGTACGTTCATCGGTAGTATGGTTCCCCGATGTAGTCGATAAGATGCTGCGCCACCATCGGGATTCCGATAGCGTTCATGTCTTTCGAGTCGCCTTTATTCGCGTACCAATGCGCCGCGATCATCTTGATACATGCCTGATATTCTGCCGGAACATTCGCAAGATCGGTGTAGCCGACATCAAGCGAAATCTGAACGGCGTCAAGTAGCCCTGGCTGCGTGATCGGGTACGTCTGACCGTATGCAGGACGGAACAACGGCGGGCGGCGTTGCAGCCAAACTTGATACTGGCTTGACGCCCACGTTTGCAGGGTTCCGCCCGCGTCGATGTACTTGATCCAGTTGATTGCATTCAGCGGCCAAACAGGTAGCTCAAGAGCGATCCCGCCGGAAAACGCTTTGTTGATCGCAACAAGGGTCGCGTCACCCCAGACCACCGGGCCGAAGTATTCGAGGTTCAATTGAATCGTCCGCTCGGCAATAAATGTCTGCGTGACTCGTTCGACGTAGTTCGTCGCAGCATTCACTAGGGTCGTCAGCAAGCTATCGTCGGCGGAATAGCCGATTACCAAGTGCGCCTTGATGTCGCTCAGAGACACGGGTTGCCATGTCGGAGCGGTCAGCACTTGGAACGAATGCGATAGTAAGACTGACTGACTCATTGACCGTTATTAGCTCTTGCGGATTGTCGCGGGCCGACGGATAACGCCGTTATTCGAGGTCTCCGGTACGGGTCGCAACTGCGGTGCCTGGGCTCGCGGCGCAAGCTCTCCCCGCTGCGCGGTGCTTGGCGGCGGGAATGAATCTATCGCCACGCCGACGCCGGTATTGACCAGGGTTTCAGCCACTCCGATCACGACATCGACAACAGACCCGACAGGCGCGAGCCGACAAGGTTTCACGATCTCAACTCGCATGGTTCACCTTTGAAAGTCGAGAAGAATGACGGCGGGAAAGTAAGAAGTCTCATTCCCGCCGCATGACCCGCCGTAAGCGAGGCGGATTAGATCACCGGCGTTCGCATGACTCCCGCCGCGCCCTTCGACGCCGGAAGGGTCGGGGTGTTTTCCCCGCGCCACAGTTTCCCGACCACGGCCAGATATGCGCCGGTCGAACCGTTGCCGACGGTCACAATCGGCTTGATGAACCGTTGACGCCCGCGCAGGTCGATCTCAAATTTCTGAATCGTGTTTCCGCTCGCCGAAGTCGGCAGCACAGAAGCAGCGGCTTGATCGTTGTTGTCGGTGCCGACTCGAGTTCCAACAACATCGACGTAGGAACCGCCGGAAGTGTCGCACTCTTGGAGTTTGAGCGCAGTCAACGCAACATCAATTGCGCCGATGATGACGGACACTTCGAGGTAGCGAAAACCTTGAGTGTCGATGTAGCCCGCGCTGGCAGTCGCGTTGTTGACTTTGGCCTGCGGCGCGAACGAAACGACTTCCTTATACGTCGGAGGAAGCATAATTCACCTTGATTGATTTCTGGTTTGGTAAAGCCAGTGACAAGCAACTGTCACTGGCGGAGTTATGTTGTTATTCCCGCCGAAAACCCGCCGTAGGCGAGACGGTTAGCTCGCGGCCAACTGGAAACCCAAAATCGGGCCCGGCTTCGTCGAATCCTTCGGATCGGTCAACGTGTGGATGTTCACATCAACGCGACTCGCCATGAACAGCGTCATTAGTTGCTTGATCATGTCATCGTTGATCATGCCCGACTGGAACTTGCGCTCCCGACGGTCGCCGATGAACGCGCCCAAAGACAAGTCGCCGTAAATCAAGCCAATGCTTGAGTTCGTGAGCGCGGTTGATTTCGGCAGCACGTTGGTAAAGACCACATCCGTACCCAAGAACTTCATGATCCCGCCGTTCGCGATGTCCTGCGGCGCGGTGCGGTTGCCTGCCAACTGAAGCGGAACCATGACGTTCCAGAAAACCGACTTGTGGCAGAACCAAACCGGATTAGCGCCGGGATAGTTCGGGTAGGTCGCCGGGACGTTTTCGAGGTCGGCGAGAGTGACTTGCGCGGCGGTAATGTGAGTTGCGGCAGCACTCACCAGACTTGCGGCGTTGCCCGACTGCAAGAGCTTCTGCAGAATGCCCGTAATCCCGCCGTAGGTCGAACTCCCGTCGCCGTTGAAAGCGGCGTTGTCTTCGGCGTAGGCGAACGCAATCGCGGCGGTTTTGGTCCACTCGTCTCCCAGGTCGATCAACGAATCTTCGGATAGTTGAGCGGAGATTTTGCCGAAAGTGGCAAGGTTCTTCGCCACCAGTTGCACGCCGTCGTACTTCTGTTCGCTCTGAGTCGGCGACTGACCTTCAGCCACCCAGTAAGCCAACATTGCGCCCGTCCAGCGAGGAACCCAAAGGGTATCGCTGTCCATCGCCTTACCTTTGGCGTACTGGCGGAACACGCCGTACATTTCGGTGAGCTTCACGATTTCGAGGTCAATGCGATCTGGCACGAAATACGCCGCGCCGGTGTTGCTCGAATCGCTCAAGGTCGCCTTGATTTTCCCGTATCGATCTTCGAATGCGCGTTTGCTCGGGTTGTGCCCGTATTGAGTTGCGGCGATCCAGAGACCGGCCTGATATGCAGCTTCTTCGGCATCTGGTCCGCTGAATGCCTCAAGTTTCGCTTTGCGCCGGATGTTGGCCGGAATCTTGGTCCCCGCGTGCATCCGTTCGGGCCGGTGAGCGCTGGACAGGCTCGACACGATTGGAGCGCGTTCGAATGCGGCGGCGTGTTCGTTGGCTTCCTGGAACCGCAAGAACCGATCAAGGTCGGCCTTCGCGGACTTCTCGACCAATTCAGCGGCGTCGAATTCGGCGAGGTGCTTTGCCTTGTCTTCGTCGGAAACGCCGTCAGTGCTCGCGGCGAGAAGTGATTTTTCCATCGTTTCACGCGCGGCGTTCGCTTTGGCTCGCAGCGCTGCAATTTTCTCTTCCATAGGTCTCCCGTTGTGTCTTGGCCGGTGCCAAGCGCAAAGGGCGCGGCAACCCGGCGTGATGTTTTTCACGCTTGGATTGTCGCGCCCGCACAGACGGGTTTGACTCACCTATACTCCCGACGCTCGCGCACAGACGCAAACGGCGGGAAATGATTTAGTGAAATCATACTACGGTGACAGTGCGTTGTCAGTCAAGTGACATTCGACTGTCAGTGAGTTACATTTTCAATTTTCGGCGGCGTAGCTCGACTTCGTAATCCGGCTTGATCTCGGCGGATGCAGACATCTGAAAATCTGACATCTTCACGCCGTAGCGCGACAACACTTCATCCAGGGTAGCGATGCGGTCAATCATGCCTTCCTTGAGGGCTTGTTCAGCGCGCACCATCCCACCGCGCCCGAAGCCCTCGCGGACTGCCTGTTGAGAGACCTTCCGGCCTTTCGAAACAGATCGGACAAATTTCGAATAGTAGTCGTCTACTCCTTCCTTCAGTTCGGCGCGTCCGACATCCGACAGCGGTTCGTACGAGTTCGCCGCTACCTTGCGTTCTCCGGCGGAAACAAACGTCACCTTGCGCCCTTGTTCTTCCATCGCCTTCGATACGTCTTCGTGCATCATGTAGACGCCGATGCTTCCGCATTCGCCGCCGGGAGTCATGCAAAGCTCGGAACATTGAGAAGCGATCCAGTATCCCGCCGACGCGCACAGCGAGTTGATAACGCCGATACACTTTTTGGTTTTGCTCGCCGCGCTGATCTTCGATGCGAACTCATCCACGCCGTAGACACTTCCGCCCGGCGTATCGAAGTCGATGACGATAGCTTCGATGCTCGGGTCCGATACCAATTCGTCGAAATGCACGCCCGCGATCTCCGTTGACGTTCCGCCGCTCCAATCGCTGAACATGTCGGCGCGTTGCGTGATCGTGCCGTAGATACCCATCAACGCGACTGCGGGAGCATCGCGCCGACGGTTCCCCGGCTTCGCCGATTTTGCGGCGGGAGTGGATTTCGGTACTTGAATTCGGCTTTCGATCAGTCGCCGGTCATCTTTCGTGACTGCATTCCCGCTCGCGATCCTTTCGAGGATGCGCGCCACCGTCCGACCGTGTTCCGGCAGAATTGCCCACGGCGTTGACATCGCGGCGGCAAAGAGTCTTTCATGTCTCATTTCGGCAACTCCGTGATAAGGTCGGCGGCGCGTTCAAAGTGCCACTTATCGACCAACTTGGTAACGCGGGATTCAAGTTCGTTCGGGTCGCCTTGTGCGGCGGAAAGTAACTCACTGACACTCCGTTGACAGTGACGGGCGGCGTAATCAGACGGATCGTTCATCCCGAAGACTGCGCGCCACGCTTCTACGGCGGGAACAATAGTCTCCTGCACCATCTCGGCATGTCGCCCGTAGAAGTCGCTCACCCATTTCGAGAATTCGGCTGGCTTCCGCGCGGCCTTGATTGCTTGCTCGCCTTCCTTGCGAACACAGCGAGCCACGCCGGACAGGACCATTTTCCGCAACGGCTCGATAATCGAACTCGCGTCGGCGGTTTCCTTTTTCTTGATCGGCGCGGTTGTCATCTCGGCGGTTTCTTCTGCCGCTGATTCCACTTCCGGCGGCGAAACGTCGTTACCGTATTCATCAATCCGACCCATGTTCAGCGGGAAGAATCTCACGTTCCCGCCGGGAACCGGATTATATCCCAGGATTCGCCGGGCTTCGTTGATCGCGAGGATGCCCAACATCATCAATTCGCGGATCGTCTGCGATTGCTTGAGCGAATCCCCTCGCAGCAACCCTGACAAGATGTGTTCGACGAATAGCCCTTTGTCTTCCTTCTTTCGCGGGTTGAATAGCTTGCGTGTCCGCTCTTGCTCGATTCGCTTCAAGATCGGCAAGAGGCAGTAGACGACGAACCCGATATTCAACTCTTCGATCCCGGTGCCCCAGGCCGTAGTTTTCTCGACATCCCCGACAAGGTGCGGCGGGATGTGATAGACGCCCGCAAGCTCGCCGCGAGTGAACTTCCGGGACTGAAGCAACTGCGCGGCCTCGGGGTTCACGCCCAACGCCTGCCACTCTGCGCCGTTCTCCAACACGATGATTTCCAAATCCGAATTCGGCGAGTTGTGCAGTTGCCGAAATCTCTCGCGCCATTGAATCGCTTCGGCGGGTGTCTTGAACTTGTTGGGCATTTTGATTGCCCCAGGCGCGCGGAGTCCCTTCGTTACGAATCTTTCGGCCTGTTTGTCCTGCCCCATGCCTTGACGCAACAGACCCTTTGAAACTTGAACCGGACTCATCCCAACCATTGAATCAAACGTGAAATACGGAACGTGAACAACTTCATCCCGCCGCAACGGGTCTTCAATTTCTTGCCCGGTTTCGCGGTCAGTGATATGAAACCGCAACGCGCCCTTACTATCCACTTTCGGCGTGATGATATCCGGGCCCAACGGGTTCAACTGAACGATTTCCCCGGCGTTCGTTCTAATGATTTGGGTGAACGAGTTCCCCCACGACAACATATGTCCGATTTCCGCCTCGCGCCCGACCAACGAAGCGGTATTCGGGTTGAACTCGTGATTCAGTAACAACTCGACAGGATGCCCGATTACTTCGTCTTGCCCGCCGTCCGATCTGCGGCGGAAAACGCGACAAGGTAGGGTCGCAATTGTGCTGGCGATCAACTTCACGCAAGTATAAAACGCCGCGAAGTTCATCGCCGTGACTTCGTTCACCCAAACTTGCCCGGTGCCGTCTTTATCCCCTGTCGCCCATTGGGTAAACCAGGGCGCGGGATTCATCAACGAACTCGCTTCCGGCGCGGCGCGCTCGATTTCGCCACCAGACCTGTTATTCACGACTTTCGGAAGACTCATAGTGTTACCGTCCAAATATCAGGGGAGACGTATGATTCTTCCGACACCAGCAGTTCCGCGAAGCTCATCACGGCGGAAACGACACCATCTATCGACTTGCCGGAATTCGGCTTCGGCTTCACTGGCTTGATGTTGTTGTTTCCGTCGCTCCAAGTCTCGCAATGTCCAACCATCCACGACAGAACCGGGTTCGATGGATGCAATACCAGTCCCGCCGAAACTCGCCTTTCGAACTCTTTCGCGGGGCCGGTGAAACTCATGACAGTCTGCGGGAATGAAACTCGTTCCGCGCCGATCCCGTCAACGGATTCGCTTCCGAGAGCTTCGCCGTCGCAAAGTTGTTGCGTGATTTCTTCGGCGTAGTGCGAGTCAAAAAATAGCTTCTGAATCCTGATGTCGTACTCGGCAACCAAGGCGCGAATATCACGCTTGACCCTCGCGTAATCGACCACGCCGCCGGGTGTCAAAGTCAAATGCCCATCCATCGCCCATGTCATGAACGGGAAAAGGTGATCTCTTTCCCTCGCAGTCTGTTCCGGCATCCAAAAAACCGGCCATGTATAGACTGACTCATCTTCGTTCGGGAACGTCATCACGAACGCGGTCATATCTCGCGTGCGCGAAAGGTCGATAGCGGCGTAGCATTCGCGCCCAGCGAGTTCGGCGAGAGTGTAGGTCTGCGCGCCCTTGTTCCAACCTCGCACGTCAAGCCATCGGTTCGTTGATCCGATCCACCGATTACCGCGATATTGCAAAAATCGTGCTACTTCGCGCGTCGATCCCTTCGACCGTTCCCAGTCTGACCGGAATTCCCCAGGCTTGACGATATGCCCCCATGCTGGATTCGCGGCGCGCCCGAATGCCTCAATATCAGCTTCGATATCGGCTTCTGTAAGGTTCGGGTCTGTCGTGTATTCAACGTGCAAGAAAGTGATATCGTCGCGGGTGCCTTCGTTGACCTGTCGCCCGTACATGCAACGTTCATATCCGATTGATGACGGATCATCTCCCGCCGTCGAATACGACAAAATGAAAGGCTCTTTGCGACTGATCCCGGCGCGACTCGTGCGCTCGTACATTTCCCTGTCAACAACGTGCATTTCGTCGAACGTCACCGATCCGTTAAGACCTTCTTTCGACTTCGCGCCGCGCGTATCGTCACCTGTCAAGATCATCAGGATTGACGAACTCGGAATGTGATTGATCGACAGCGT